GCAGTAACCTCCCTCCACGCTTCATTTGCAATTTTGTCAAAAACAGGCTGGATAGCAGGATTGATGTAATCTCGCCCCTGTACCCAGCCGCCGTTTCGAGTTCCATGCCCGTATTGCAAAATAATAGCGATTGGAACTCCGTTTTGAATATTTGAATTATGAAACGAAATCGTTACAGAACCTTTTCGATTCTCAATCTCGTAATACCAGGAACTCGCCGTTTCCCCAGAATCCACAGGTGTTGCAGACGCAAGGGCGGCTACTCCCTCTTTACCAAACTTATCTAAGTCTCCAATACGAACTGCCTCTTTTGCTCTTTCCAAAAATCGAGTCAGCTTGGAAAAGTCGCCCTTTTGTCTGAATTTGATCATACAATACCTACCTATCTGCTTATGCCTTTTCGATATATGCCGAATGAACAAAGCCATAGATTCTTCCATCAATTCTGATGTAATACCATCGGGAACCATCTGGAGCATTCACAACATCACAAACATCCACTAAATTCCCGTAGCCAAGTCGAGGCCATGATTTAATCAGTGGATTATTCGTTCCTGCCCATGTGCGGACATTAAGAACATCAGCGATTACCTTTCCTACCCATTGTGGTGTTTTGGTAATTACGCCATCATCTGAAACGGTTGTATCTGCATTCGGCTTGCTGGAAGACTGCTTTGTAATATATGCTGCCGCAACAAAACCATATTTTTCGCCTTTATTTCCTGTGATTTTAATGTAATACCAAGGATCTCCATTTTTATCCTTCACCGTTTCGCAAACACCAACTTTAGTTCCCTGCGAAAGTGTCGGATAAGATTTCAACTGTGAATTTTCTGTTCCTGCCCATGTGCGAACATTCAGCGTTCCTGTATTTACCACTCCGTACCATGCTACATTTTTGCTCAGACTTCCGTCTCCAGATGCCGGCGGTGTAACCGGGTTACTTGGAGTGGTTCCTGCACCGCTGTATCTTGGTCTTGCATACCCCCTGATATTTCCATTTCCAACAGAAATAACACGCCTTGCAACGGCTTCTCCTTTATTTCCTTCGATACAGGTAATCTGACCTCCAGAAACACTCTCTACAAAACCGATATGATCTGAGTATCCGTTATTTGGCTGATAAGACTGACCCCAGTTATAGAGGATAATATCGCCAGGTTTCGGCACAATTGTTCCGTCTTCAATCCAGATTCCCATACTCTGAAAAATCTTAACGTGTTGTTCGCATCCACATTCTCGTCCAATCAAATCTGAACATTCGGCTTTGATTCCGGCTGCTGATACTGTAGTATCACACCATTCGTCATGATACTGTACTGCGTAACCTCTCGGAAGGGGTTTTACAGAATTGTATAAATCGATAATCTGTCTGAATTTTCCGTTTACTTCGTTATAACCCAGCCAGCTTCGCATCACATTCAACACATCTTGTGCTGTTTTTCTCATCTGCTCTTCCTCCTGTTTTTCTCCAAAAAAGTAATTCATATCTACATTTCCGTTAATACCAGGAACCTTACCACTGCTTGTATATTGCTGATATGTGCATTTCACATCTGGATTACCGGTATAATCAGCAAGCCATAATATATACTTGTCCAATGTTTCTTTGTCATACATATTCTGGTAATAATCCAGATTTGTATATACTCCAGCTTTATAACCCTGACTCTCCACATAGGAACAGAACGCTTTTGTGAAAGCAATACATTCTGATTTTCCTAATGTAATTCCCTGCTCAGCCGCTTTCTTAACAGTGTCATATTCAAAATCAAAGAATACGATCACATCTTTTCCCAACCCAGCTTTCCGCATGTTTGCAATACAAGAAGCCGCTTCTTCTTCCGCTCCAACTGTGGAAGTTGCGTAACAGAAATGATAAACTCCATGAATCGGAATGCTATTTCCTTTACAACCTTGCACATATTCCAAAAATCGTTTGTCAATTGTCATCCGGTATCCTTCCCTGAGAATTACGAATTCTACACTTTTGGAAACTTTAGAAAAATCTACTTTTCCCTGCCAGTAAGAAATATCAATTCCTTTCTTCATCTTCTCACCCTTTCGTGTTCCATTTTTTCTTTCGAGCCGCATTTAATGCCGCATTTCGTTTCATAATTTCTCTGCGGCTATGTTTCTTCGGCGGTCTGCTCTTTATATCACAGACTCTTATCAGCGTAAAAAGTTTATTGAGATGCCATTTCTGACACTCAAACGGAATGTTTAAGACGATCATCCAATAGTAAACAAGTTCAGCCGTAATTTGCTCTTTGCTTCCAGGGCTTTTCTTCTCCTCAAAAAACTGAGTAGCCGTCATTGGAAGAGCAATATATCGATTAACTTCATTGATATTACTGTTTGTCAGATAGTTGTAAACTTCCGGTTTCACATTCTGTGTAAGAGTCATGCATTTTACATAGTCAATGGTTTCTTCTAATGTTTTTTCCTGCTTTGTCAGAAATGGTTTATTCCATCTCGATTCCCATTTTGAAAGAGAAACAAGAGAATGCTCCAATTGCAAGGTCTGAGCCTTTGTGTAAACAAACTCTTGCTTCGCCTCATCCCAAAATTCCGTGGATGGTATTGTGATTCGGAGCATCTCTTACCTCCCTTTAGTTCTGAGTATTTGTGGAAATCATCGGAGTTGCAGCAGAATTACCAACGTTCATTACTGCGTTCACAAAATCCGCTGCTGCCTTATCGTTTGTAACTAACTCTTCAAACAAGATCTCATAAGCAGGTGATTCCATAAAGGATCTGGAAATCTCCTCAGACTTCATAAAGCGACGACCATCCTCGCTCTTTACACCGTAAGCCTTCTTAATAAGATCCTCGAAGAATTCCATAATCTGACCGCCATCAGCACCGGCACCAATACTTTTAAGCTGTACGTCATAGCCGCCCTTCACACTTGTCTGCATCTTGACAATTTCCGGCTTTGACAGATGAAAATAAAAATCCTCTTTTCTTTCAACGCCGTTCAGATCAATATAGGGAATAGTTTTTTTCAACATAATTTTTTCTCCTTTCAAATAAAAAGAAGCCCCGCACATTGAATACGAGGCTCCCTGTAATTTATTCTCTTTCCAAGGTCAGTCCAGAAAGACCATAAGTCTTCTCAATGCTTTCCTTGTCATGCGTGATTGTTACCTTAATACTCTGAGTATCCTTATTCTTGATAAGGAGTACGATGTTTCTGTCTTCGTCAAGTGTAACCGGTCCTTTTGTTCCGCCTACGAGTTCAACAACTGTTTTGGCTTCAACCGGCTCTGTATCTATCTTGATCGCCAAGTAATTACCTGACTGCTCTGAAACATTGCTACTGAAACCAACATAACCGTCGATATACTTCAGAGTGCCTGTCACCTCATTATCAGCGATAACCACATCTCGCTGTAATTCATTAACTGCTTTTCCAAGCAAAGTAGCCTTTCCGTCTTCATGCTTAACAGAAAGGCTTATTAAGGGTTTTCCTTTGACATAATCTCGATTACTTCATCCGGTAACGGAAGTCGTGGCTCAACGCCATCATCTCCTTCTGGAGAAGTCGGATCTTTACCATAAAGAATTTCTTCCAACTCAGCTAAATTCTTAGCATTTACTCTGGTAGAATCGAAAGTAAGAATAGCTGTTGGCTTGATTCTCTTTCCTTCAATCAGTTTTGAAATCTCCGCAGGAGTTGTACTAAACTCCCAAGAAAGTGCAATAGGTTCCGGGCTGTCATTTTTGGTCTGATAACCTTTCTCTGAAGGAGAAGCCAGACATCCATACACCAGATGAAGTTTATAACCATAGTCATCTGAATCGACATCATTTCCCAGAATGGTACGATAAGAAAGACCAAACTGTTTTCTACTCTGCTGCCCCGCAAACACACCTGGAGCAATCTCTACAGAACCGTCACATTCTGCGAATTCATCCGGATAAGTATATGCTTCAATTGTCCCCCCAAAATCTTCTGCCGACATCATATTCAGATATTTGATGTTATCAGCATAGATCGGCGAAGGTTCTGCTCCAGACGGACTCTCCGTCACCGCACTCAGACCATTCCATGCAACACCCTTGTTGTATTTTCCACCAGTCTGAATCGGATAAAGAACTCCATGATCACAACCGGTTTCGTAAAACCGTTCTCCAACTTTATCCCAAACAAGTTTCATTGAATTATTCCTCCAATCTTAAAAATATACATTAAAAATATAGTGGTTCAGATTATCTTTTTTGAAATGCCGGTCAAACCGGCTCATTGGTAAATTCGTTACTTTCTGTACAAGGTTCGTATCCGGATCTTTATCGATAACCACAATGGTATATCTTCGCTTAGATAAATATACCCCGTCGTTTGCATATGTCTTATCAATATCATCAAGACTATATACAATGGCGGGGTAACTCATCTTAACAGATTCTGGCGGCTGAAAATAGCATCGACATCTTTCACCTTCTATGGGACAAGATAAAATCTCGCACAATAGTCCATGAAACTTGATTCGTCGGTCAATCATTATACACACCTCCTACTGTCAAGATCAAACGCGGATACTGAACTTCGACACTGGAAATTTTCCATTTAGCTCCCATAAACTCGACATACCGCATTGCATGAAAATTCTGATAGGCAAAAGGATCGGCTACAATACTGATTTCGTTTGAAATATTGACGTCGTCATTGAGCTTATCGGAAGTTTGATACCGGCTGGTATTCCGAAGCAAATCTCCAAAATATTCCCGTTCAGTAATTTCATCATCCCAAACACCCGGACGAATTTCCATTCTCACAGCATAGCCGATTTTTCCATAAAATTTTGCCATTTTGAATTTTCTCCTTTATTTTCCCTCTAAAGTCAATCCAGTAAGTTTATAAGTCTTTAGGGCTCCTCCTCATCATCCGAAACATAGCTTCCTATAATTTCATCAATCTCCTTTTCAAGACCGTCAAGCAGCTCGTTCACTATGCTGTCATAATCGGCTCCAGCATCACTTTCGTTGGGTTCGACATCGTAACTACCATTTGAAGGCTCAGATTTGGCCTCGCTGATATTGCTATTCTTGAGCTCATCAGCTTTTGGATCATCAGACGGTTTCATACCAATAATCTGGCGAATTTCATTTGATGTCATAATCTCATTTCTTGTGAATTTGTCAGCAATTTCTGACAGATCAGCTACTGGTACAAGTTTGAAGGGGTCACGGAAGAACAGAATCGATTGCTTTTGAGACCTGGCTGTTTTAGTAAGGAACTTACGTTTTAATTCGTCAACGATAGCTGCAATAATCGGTTCGATGGTACGGTTATAATAATTCAACATGGTTTTCTCGTCTGCGGAACCATCCAATATACTCTGAGTGATACCCAACTGGCTATAAAGCATACTCGTCAAGTATTCAATCTGCTTCATTAGATTATTTTCCACAGAACGATTCAACTGTGTGATCCGTTCCGTACCGTCGGTATATGCGATACCATATTTAGAACCGGCCAACTGACGCTCGATCTCGACACGCCTCTTCTCAGCCTGTTGACGCCTTGCTTCTGTTTTTATTACATAGGGAAGCTGAATAATCAAATCAAGTTTTCCCGAACTGCTTTGCTCATCAACAACATCCAACAAATTCAACTTCCTTATCAAACGCTGCATGGTTGAATTGGGCTCGTTAATAACTGCATAAAGCGGATTTTCGATAATTGCTATTGTGTCTTTAGGGACTACAATATCTTCCTTTAACCCTGTTCGCTCGTTATAGACCCTCACCTTAACATGACTCGGAAACCATTCCATAATTTTTCCAGTTCTCATCGATTCGATTTTATACGAACCGGTAATATCCGGATCGTCATCAGTATCTACCGGAACAATCGCTACACATCCTTCATCAAGCATTGACAAAACAATATCTTGAAGAAAAGCCCTACCAGTCTGATCAATATT